GCAGACATGGCTAGATATATGGGCTACGGTAAGACGTTCCAAGATCTTAAAATCAACGTACACATTTCCGGACGGCAGGGTCCTGAAGGTATACGCAAGGCCTACTCCAGGCTCTCGCAAGAAGCACGTAATTGTATTACTATCGAGAACGAAGAAATTAGTTGGGGATTAGATGACTGTCTTAGTATTAGTGATATTGTTCCTATTGTGCTTGATATCCATCACAACTGGATTCGTGAAGGTGAATATATCCTCCCAACTAATGACCGTGTTAAACGTGTTGTTGATAGTTGGCGTGGGCTCCGTCCTACTATGCATTACAGTGTTAGCCGTGAAGATGTACTTGTCGGACATAGCACTAGTGATCGCCCAGAATTGGAGTCTCTGCTTGTAGAAGGCTACAAAAGACAAAAACTTAGGGCACATTCAGATTTCTATTGGAATACAACAGTTAACGAATGGGCACTAAGTTTTCTAAATACACACGATATTATGTGTGAATCAAAGGGTAAAAATCTTGCTAGCCGTGCTCTTTACGAGCAGGCAAAGACATTAAACCTTCTTTGATGCTGTAGTTTTTTTGGCTGCGGCTGTTTTAGCTGATACTTTTTTGGCTGCGGCTTTAACTTTAGTAACAACTTCTGTTACTTCAGTTACAACAGCTTCCTCTACCTTAACGGCTGCGGCCACTACATCTTTAACGTCAACATTGCCATCTTTGTTTATATCCAAAGTTGGTGACTTACGATTGAAATAGAGCACAACTGCTACAGCAACAATCACTAATAGAATAATAATTTCCATGTTTATCTCCTTGTAGGTTATTTATACGGTAAATATACGTATGGCATACAATTTCATTCAAAAATTCATTGTTGAAGGTCGTAAAGACAAACTCATACAGTTAACATTGCCGTACGATCGCAACGATCTTGATCCTGTGAAATCTAAAGAAACCATAGATTATCACTACGGCACACTGTACAAAGCCTATGTTGATCGATATAATAAGGGCGAAGGTGATGACGATTTCAACGAAGCTGGTGCATTTTTACATAATATCTATTTTGGTCAACTACAAAAACCAGAGGGATCCAACAGACCCTATGATGCTATTTTACAGTTCATAGAAAAACATTTTGATACCTTTGATCGTTTCAAAGAAGAATTTGAAAAAACAGCCATGAAGATACAGGGCAGCGGGTGGGCATACCTAGCAGATGATGGCAAGATCAAAACCATTGTTAATCACGAAATTAGAAATGATATTGTACTGTTAATTGATTGGTGGGAACATGCTTTTTCTTTAGACTATCAAGCTGATAAAAAGAGATACCTGACCAACATGTGGAAAATAATAAACTGGAGAATAATAAATGGCGTACTCGGACAAAGTAATTGATCACTATGAAAATCCCAGAAATGTGGGATCTTTTGACAAGAGTGATCCTGATATTGGTACAGGAATGGTCGGAGCCCCGGCCTGCGGGGATGTAATGAAATTACAAATAAAGGTGGATCATGATACAGGTATTATTACAGATGCGAAATTTAAAACGTATGGCTGCGGATCGGCTATTGCAAGTTCGAGCCTCATTACAGAATGGGTCAAAGGCATGCACCTCGACCAAGCCGGAGCAATCAAAAACTCCGACATTGCCGAAGAACTAGCTCTTCCTCCTGTTAAGATCCATTGCTCCATTCTAGCAGAAGATGCTATCAAAGCAGCCGTAGATGATTATCGTAACCGACACAGCAAGTAAACGTATTAAACAAACTCTAGCCAAGCGTGGCCGGGGTGTTGGCATTCGTATTGGCGTAAAGACCACGGGATGTAGTGGATTGGCTTATGTGTTGGAATATGTAGACAAGTACACTGCTGAAGAGGGCGTTACTAATTTTGCTCAACAAGACTTTGTAATATTGGTCGATGCCAAAAGCCTGGTATATCTAAACGGGCTAACAATGGATTGGGTTCGCAATGGACTCAATGAGGGATTTGATTTCGTCAATCCCAATGAACGTGACCGTTGCGGTTGTGGCGAAAGTTTTAGAGTTTAGAAATATCTAGATCAGTGTCAGTGGGCATATCCCAGATTTTCTTGTGATCTGCTCCTGTTCGCTGCGCAAATCTCTTGATATCACACTCAGAACAACAATGAAAATAGTTGTTGTTCAAACGCTTTCTATCTATTTTTTTTAGATCTCTGTCAAATACAGTATCACATTCATCACACTTTAGAATCACAATGGTTTTTGTTCTAGCATAACTGTGTTGATTGCCCAGTTTGCTGAGTCTAACATATTGATTTTTCTGTGATCTGGTCTGTATGAACATCTAGTATTTACATTAGGCTTATAAAAACTTTGGATAAATATTATCGATATCCAAACACATAGGATCTGCTATGGCAAGAAAAATTATTAATATTGGTGCAATTGGCAACGACGGCACTGGCGACAGTATCAGAGACAGTTTTAGATCTGTCAATGACAACTTTAGAGAACTATATAGTTCGCTGGGACTAGGTGAAAAACTCACATTCATAGGTCTAGATGATACTCCTGAATCATTTCCCAACGATTATGAAAATGCATTAGTTGTTATCAATGATACCACAGATGGAGTGGTTTTTAAAAAACTAGAAGCTGGCACAGGTATTCAAATTGATTTTGATACCAGTCAAAACTCCATCGTGGTCAACAGCCTGTTTTCAGACATTTCAGGCGATCCAACTCCTAATCTAGGAGGACCGGTCAATGCTCAAAGTGGTGGCGTCAGATATGCAATCGGTAATTTACCCGATATAGGATCTTTCGCTGAACTCACTGCGTCAATTGGCAGGATAAACACCGTTCACGGATCCGCTGCCACAGAAACAAATAGACTAGCAGCCAACAAGGGCTATGTGGATTCCAAGATATCTCTGCAGGGCACAGATGCCGTTGATCCTGCCACCAATACCACCAACACTGCATTTGGCACCATGACCGGGCCCTTGATACTTTCGAGAGATCCTGTGGACGATGATGATGCCACCTACAATGGGTTGATCGCTGCTACCAAAAGTTATGTTGATAGTTCCGGTTACAGCAGCACAGTAAATTTATATGTGAGCACAGCTGGTAAAGATGATCGCCGGGGAGTTGGGCTGGACAGACAAGGTCGAAGTTTGGCCTATGCATATAAGACACTAGAGGCTGCTCTAAAACGTGCAGAAGAACTGCTACTAGAAGCTCCTTTAGAAATTGGTCCTTACAAGAAAGTTCTTACCTGGGGCAATGGCGATGAACCAGCCACACTGACAGAGATCGATGATACCAGTGCTACCACAGGTTCTGGTTTCAGTCCCGCATTTATTTTTATGAATGTGGACACTGTTGAGATTGCTGCACAGGGTTCAAACTATCTTCCAGGCGACATACTCACTGTGGCCACAGGCACTGGCACAGCAGCAAGATATCAGGTGTTGTCAGTGGGACCTGGAGGCTCAGGAGGCCGAGGACCAGTAACTGCCATTAAACAAATCACCGGCGGCAACTACAGCGTGTTACCTGCGCCGGTGGCTCCTGCAGCCACTACTTGTCCCGGCAGCAGTGTTGGCATTAGAGAAGGATGTACTTTGAATCTCACATTCAAGGTGGCCAGAGTACAGGTTAACTCGGGCGGTCGAGGATCCGGATACGGTTTGGTGTCAGTGAGATTTCTAGGTGGTGGAGGCAGCGGAGCGTTCGGTATAGCAGATGTTGACGCAGGAGACGGTGGCATTAACAGTATCAGTATTACTAACGGAGGATCGGGATTCACTTCACTGCCAAATATACTTGTGAGCCTTCCAAGATTTAGACTGTTTACCAGCGGTTACAGAACAGACTTCACTGGCAATCCAGCATTGAGCACAGTGGCTGCGAATGCGGCCAAGGACATCAGAGAAGGCCTATATCTCCGTGGAGAAACTTCTGGAGCTCTTGCGCAGATTCTTGCACATGATGGCACACTAGACACATCAGGTAATGAAGAATTTGATGTTGACGTCATCAGTGGCGAATTTGATATTGGCGAG